AATGCTTCCCCTGTAAGGCATGTTTATGGTAGGATCTTCTCATGAACACGCTACAGGAACTCATTGAGTCGGGAAACTTTGCACCGGACGGGATGATAGGAACTTACAAGACGCTCAAACCATTGCTGGGGGTGTCCGAGAAGCAGCTCAAAAAACAGATAGAAGGGCTTGGTGCTACGGTTCTTGTGACTCCTCTCGGCATATTCACTAACCCTCGTCCCCATATTCGTTGGTGTTCACTCTGCAAAAAGTACGAGAGCCTTGATAACTTCGGTAAGTCTGCCAGTAAGAAGTCCGGAGGCTACCAGGCTTACTGCCATCCGTGTGCCAAGCTAAATAGCCAGCTTAGATGGCATAATATGAGTAAAGTAGAGTATGATCTAAGGCTATCGGAGCAGAAAGGAAAGTGTGCGGTCTGTGATGAGAACATGAATGTCCCACAGATTGACCACGATCACTCTTGCTGCCCGAATAGCAGATCATGCGGACGATGCACACGGGCACTTCTATGTGTTTCATGTAACTTCACACTTGGCTGGAGCAGAGACAACACTGCCCGCCTACGATCGGCTGCTGATTACGTCGAGCAGCATAGGCGGGTGATGCAAGATGAGTTGGCTCCTTAATGAGGACGCCGCTCTTTTAGCGGCTTAAATTCAGGCTGCAAGGATTGCAGGTATTCGACGCCAATGCTCCCGATGGCAGGGACGTCGATGTCCGGTACCGCCTGCCCAATGACGAGCTGGCTAACCTTACGTATCCGGTGATCATCATCGAGCACGCGGGCATCTACCCGGACCAGGACAGGATGCAGGCGGGTGTCAACTACCAGTTGCCTTATGCTCCCGATGGGTCAGCTTCATGGACTACTGAGAATCAGGAGGTAGTCCCGGCGACGAGCCCGTATTATGCGTTCTATGCCCCGACTCCTTACAACCTTGACTACCAGATCACCCTTTATGCCAGATTCTGGTCGACGCAGGTACAGCCCCTAGTCGCCCAGTTGGCTACGCTGACGAGACTGCCAGCCAAGATCGGCGCGCTCCTTGTCCCTCAGGACGGGACATTGAGGACTATGAGGCTACTTGGTGGTCCCGAAGAGGGATACGGTACCGACGAGGACGGTAAGCGCCTCTTCAAGGTCGTATACAGGTTGCGTGTATTTTCAGAACTACCCGAGTACGTTAACAGCAGCATTTACTTCGGCGGTACACTTGTTCCTGTGACCACCGTTGATATTGACTTTTCGGTATATTCCGATCCGGGCAACATTGACCTTGCATCACCTGCCGGTATTGCCCAGAACACCGGCTACTTCAGTGCCGGTCTCCAAAGCAGTACAGACATTCAGAACTAGGAGAGCTTGATGGTAGCTTACTCGCGCCCAGGCGTATATGTCAACCAGACGCTAGCGCCAATCGCTACTAACTCGGGCACCATTCCGGGTCAGCCGGTGGGATGCTTCGTCGCGAACTACAATGCTGGTCCGACTGTCCCGACTTTCATCACGTCGTGGCAGCAGTTCATGACTCAGTTCGGTGGCTTCGGCACCGCTTCGAACTCATACCTTCCGTACGCTGTATACCAGTACTTTGCCAATGGTGGTACCGGGTGCTTCGTCCTTCGCGTTCCCAACTCGGACGCGATTCAGGCTAGCCTCGTCGTCGCCGATGTCACCGGAAGTAACCTCCTTGCGCCGACTGCTCCTGTTGTCACGCCGACGACGGGAACGGGAACGCTAGCCTCGGGTACGTACAAGGTAGAAGTCACTTACGTTGACGCGGCTGGCGAGACGACAGCTTCCCCTTCGACTACCTCTGTCCTGGCTTCGACTGGTGAGATCGTCATCACGAGCCCGGCGACTCAGGCGGGTGCGACCGGATGGTACGCGTACGTTACCCAGGCTGGCGGCAGTACTTACACGCGCCAGCAGACTGTAGGCAGCCCGACCGCGATCGGAACGAACCTCACTATCTCTACGACGGTGACGAACACTGGTGCCAACCCTCCCGTAGCCAATACGACGGGCGTCCCGGCGTTCACTGTCACATCAAGGAACCCTGGCACTTACGGCAACACGATTTACGTATATGTAACTCCGACTTCCGGCACGACCACGACATTGTTCAACCTCCAGGTTTACCTCGGCGGTACCCAGCCGAGCAACCTTGTCGAGAGCTGGAACGGCGTCAGTGTCAACCCCGCCGCCAGCAGGTACGCGCCGAGCCTTATCAACTCGACCAATACCGGGTCGAGCTTCATCAAGATCTCCGGATTGCCAGCGTCTTACGTGCAGGGAACATCCGACCCGATCGCATTCACCACTCCGATCGCCCTCAATACCCCAGCGGGACCAAGCCAGCCTGTCGTTGTGTCAAGCGTCGCGGGCAGTGACGGAACCACCCCGATGGATTTGTTCAACGTCCTTTCCGGTACGTCGGTTCCGAGTGTTGCGTGGAACCAGGGGACACTCGCGACGCTGACAAACCAGCAGCTTGTCGTCAACCTTCCTGACCTTCAGGACAACGGGGCATCCAATGCGTATAACTTCACCCTCGCTAATGAGCTTATTGCGTGGGCTGTTGGTCTCGGCAGCGTCTTCGTGGTATTCGACGGACCATTCGGTGGCGGTAACCTTACGAGCAGCAGCGTGGCAGCGCTTTATACCGCGCTGACGCAAGGAGGCGGCGGGTCGATCATCAACTCAAGCCAGTACGCGGGCATTTACGGTCCATGGCTGAGCATTCAGGACCCGGCTTCGGCATCTGTCGCGGCTACCAAGTGGGTACCACCGGGAGGTGCCGTACTAGGTCTGATCTCGCAGAATGACGCAATCAACGGAGTCCAGCAGACTCCCGCTGGCATCGGCGCGACCGTCGTCGCATCGCAGCTAGAAGCGTACTTCAGCCCGACCGACCTCGCCAACCTTGAGTCTGCACAGGTCAACCCGATCAGGCTCGTCTCTGGTGTCGGCTTCTGCATCTTCGGAGGGCTGACGACTGCCGCTGCTTACCCGAGCCGTTACATCAACATCAGCCGTACGCTGATGAAGATCGCCCACGATATGGTTTACCTGACCAACTTCGCCATCTTCCAGAACAACACGCCGCAATTGTGGCAGTCGATTTCCACTGTCCTTACCAACTACCTGTTGCAGCAGATGCAAGCTAGTCTGCTATACGGTAAGGTGCAGGATCAGGCATTCGTCGTAATTTGTGACAGTACCGTTAACACTCCTGCGACAATCCAAGCGGGCATTGTAAATGCTTCCGTAGCCGTAGCGATTGCTGCTCCCGCTGAGTTCGTAGTTATCAATCTCTCTCAGATGGTTTCTGGGGGAACGACCTCTATTAGCTCGTAAGGAGCAAAATGGCAACCACCTCGGTAGTCCAGACGACTACGACTTCCCGTCTTGCGACGGACCCGCTGAGGAACTTTAAGTTCACAGTGGCGATCACGCCTCCTGCGGGTGCTCCCATCACGGTTGGATTCATGTCCGTATCCGGGCTGAGTGTCACCGTCAGTGTCATCTCTTACCGTGACGGCGCGATGAACACGACGACCCAGAAGCTTCCGGGGCAGGCTGAATTCGCACCTATCGTGCTGACTAAGGGTGTTGCCGTTGGAATGCCTTATGAACTAGCATGGCTGAAGCAGCTATTCCAGGTTATGCAGGGTACGAATAACGCATCCGTCACCCCGAACAGCCCCGATACTGCTCAGTTCCCGAATGGTGTAGGCTCTGACTTCAGGGGAACCGTTGACATTCAGGTTCTGGGTCACCCCGTGACCGGCGCTGCCGCTCCCGTATCCGGATGGTACCGTGTGTATAACGCATGGCCAAGCCAGCTTTCATACAGCGACCTCGACGCTGGTGCCAACCAGCTATTGATCAGCCAGGTAACCCTTGCGCACGAAGGGTGGGACTTCCACTTGGCGACGACGTACACGGGCAATGCGGCATCGTTCTAACTTAACTAGGAGCTTAAATGGAGCAGGAATGGACCCGGGAAGAGCTTCTGGCTGACCCGGCTCTCGCTAACAGCCTCAGCGCGAGAGCGCAAGGCATTGACCAGTTGCCCCTTGCCGATGACGTTCCCGACGACCTTGTTGACCTTCCGGGTGGTCTGATCCACAGTGGTCAGGTCATCAGGAAGGCGACTGTCAGGGAGCTTACGGGATCTGACGAGGAAGCCCTTTCAAGGGCGATTAAGTCATCCGACCCTACCCACTTCCTCGATACGCTGATCACGCGAGGTACGGTAGCACTGGGTCAGTTTCCGGCTACGCCCGAGCTACTTGGTCAGTTGTTCGTCGGTGACAGGAATGAGATAGCAATAGCGATCAGGAATGCGACGTACGGCAACACATTCACTCTTGACGGGTGGGTATGCCCTTACTGCCATGGCAGTAGCGACGTCAGCTTCGACCTCAGGAAGGATCTTGAGCGTGTACGCCTAACCGACCCGGCTAAGGACGGGTGGGTTGAGGTCCGCCTCCGCAAGGGAGGAACAGCGCTAGCCCGCTTCCCGACCGGCAATGATGAGGCTGCCTACCTAGCCGACCCGAACTGGACGAAGGCAGAGATTAACTCTGAGATGCTGCGGCGTTGCGTCTCAACCTTGACCGATGCCAAGGGCGTGACTGTCCGTGTCCAGCAAGAGCCGTCGTTCATTACTAAGTTGAACATACCCGACCGGGCGAGCATTGTCAATGCCATTCTAGACAAGCAGCCGGGACCGAGGTTCACGGTGATCGAGTTCACCCATGCGGAGTGCAAGAATGAGGTGAGCTTCGCACTCGGGGTGGGAGACTTGTTTCGTGAGCTTGTCAGAAACCTTTGACGGTCTCGATTATAAGCGTCTTATCTATGATGTCGGAGCGATAGCGCATTACTATAAGGGCTGGTCTTACCGTGAGATCATGAATATGTCGCCCCGAGAGCGCCGTCACTGGATCGCGTGGGCGGATGCCCTAATAGCACGAGAGAAACCACCGGGTAACGATGGCTAGCACTTCGACAACGACCATTACCTCGCAGGCTCTTCTCAACCAGCCTCCGTTCGCAAGTCAGTTGCGCTTCCCCGCGATCAAGCCGCTAGGTCAGAACCCTGTTCTTCAAAAGGGATACATGATCTGGGATGCAGCCAACGGCGGGTACTTGAACTACACGGGCGGCGCGGGAGGCACCGGAAGGGCAGTATTCAACTACCTGTTCAACCCGAGTGAGATCATCTCCAACTTCGCCATCGGTGACACGACCGCACAGATCTTGCAGCAGTATCCTTACCAGGGAGCGTCGAACATCAATGCGATGCCGATGAACCAGACGGCTTCATGGACGGTTTACTTCGACAGGACGTACGAGCTAGCCGCTGGAGCAGCGTCAACGTCATCAATGAATGATCCGGGCGTCATCGGGGTGCAGGCGGACGTGCTTCAGTTGATGCAGTTTACGGGCATGCTCAGCCAGGTCAGCATCGGTGAGACGACAGCCATAGCCAGCACGATCCCTCAGGGTCAGACACTATCACCAATGGCTCAGGTCATGTCGTGGGCTTACTTCGGCAGCCAGGTAGCATCCGGCGCGAACGCACTGCAAAGCCAGCTAGCCTATTACGGCACGATATCAGCCTTCAGTGTTGACTACACGAGCTTCAACCAGAACATGGTTCCCCGTCAGTGCTCGATCCAGATCAGCTTCACGATGTACTCACCCTATCAGAGCACCGCGTTGAGCACAAGTGCTGCCAACCAGGGAGTTCTCAACCAGCAGTTCGGACTGAGCAACTTCTCGTCCAGCGCTACGATCGGCAACCCTTAAAAGAGTGCGTCGGCTACATCAGCGAGAGCTGAGCCTACCTTTGAACCAGCACTCTCGGCGGTCTGGACGAACCCTGAGAAGCCTCCCTCTGGCTCTCCGACAGCAGACTTGGCAGTAGATTCGCCCACCTTGCCGAACTGCTGTGAATTAACGGGAGCACCGCCCGGCGAGCCAGCCGGGAACGGGTTGCCGAAGTTCATCACGTTTGATACCACGTGCCCAACGGCTGAACTCGGTGACGTGACATCCCAGATGGACTGACCAACCTTGCGGGCGGCTGACCTTTCGAAGTTACCCAAGCCTTGGCTGACACCGCTAAGTGGCTCTTCAAGAGTTTGCATGAAGCTCTTGCTTCCTGTCTTAGCTCCTGCCTTTGCACCCGCGCCAGCGGCGGCTCCCGCTCCTGCGCCAGCCGTTGAACTGCCGGATATCCCCTTGCTGTTTCCTGAGTCGGTCGGGTTCTCTGTCGGGTCTTCCGTTGGTGTCTTGCCTGAATCGGGCGTGCGGAGGTTAAAGCTGCCTAGCTGAGTCTGCTGAACCGGCAGGCGACCAATTGAGTACGCTTCCGTACCGAACTGTCGTGGGCTAACTAGTCCTGGCATTTAATCTCCCTGGTTGAAGTCTACCAACAGTATACTTCTAGAAGACGATTGGACAAATATGACGACACAGCCCGAGTCAACGCCGCCTATCGCCGGGGCAAATGACCTACAGCATTCGATCGACACCCTTGACAGGTCGATGAATGAACTCGTCACCGCCATCCGTGGGATGACCAATGGCAACGGTACGACTACGACACCCAGCAGTGCCACGCAAGCGGGCGGTGCGACATTCACGACGGGAACACAAGGCGCTAACAACATCGTCGGAGGCGGATGGGGAGCCGGTTCCGGGCAGACGGGTAACGGAGCGGGCATAGCCAATGGTTCGGGTGGTACATCAGGAGCCAACCCGTTCTCAATGGCTGGAGGCAGTGGCGGCATAGGAATCAGTGGTGCTGTCGGCGGGCTAATGTCGAGTGCCCTCGGTTCTGCCGCAGGAGCAGTCGGCAACTACCTGCTCAACGCCGGTCCCAACCAGTTGAACAACCAGGCTCAGATCAATACTTACGGGTATGTTCAGGCGAGCTTTTACGGTGGCAGCCCGGCACCGGGAAGTGCAGCATACCAGTCAGCTATCGGAACGGCATTCGGTTCCGCTGGCAAGGGGGGTATCTACGGGCAGAACAACGCGGCACTCAACGCTACTGACGCCCGGTTCGGCGCTTCAATCCTGTCCAGCGTAGTAGGCAGCAGTAACTACGTCAACGGCACGCCCGGTATCGGGTACGGGACTACAGCAGCGGGCAACGGCGGAATGACAAGCCCTTACCTCAACGCTGCCAGCTTCGCCATGGCTAACCCAGGTCTCGGAATGGAGTCTTCCGCTCAGCTTACCCAGTCGGTCATGAGCCCGTTGTCGAGTTACAATTTGAGGATGATGGGCGTCGGGACGACACCATTGCAATATGGTACGGGTCAAGCGAATAACCCCGCTTCCGTTCTTCAGTCAATTGGAACGCGGTTCGGGTTCCAGGGACTCAACTCGGCATCGGGGACGTTCGACTCTAAGAGCCTAGCAGCCAACTTGAACAGTCCTTTGTTCCAGTACCAGATGCAGCAGGCAATGGGGATGACACCGACTCAGTACCAGGAATGGGCAAATTCATGGACTCAGCAGAATACAGCCGTCAGCAACTTTAACTCTCAAGGCGGCAGCCAGATCACGATGCAGCAGATGCAGCAGCAGGTCGGGCAGTACGTCAATGGCACGGGAAGTCAGCAGAAATCAGCACAGGCATGGCTTACAAGCCATGGTGTTTCACAGTCGATGCTGCAAAGCCTGACCCAGACTAACGCCGGGCAAACGGCTACGCAATCGGGAGCTAATGCCGACTTCGTGACAGCGTTGCAGGCTACTACTAAGGCAATCCAAGACCTTACGAACCTGCTCTCCCCAGTCCTTACGTCCGCTCCTGTCGCGTCTGCTGCCGGTGGAACAGCAGCCGTATCCAACGCAGCAGCCTCCGGGATCTCTGGTGCCCTCGGAGGCGGCGCAGCCGCGACAGCACTCGGCGGCATCATCGGTGCCCTCGGAGGCGGTTCTGGTGCTGTCCCTGGTCCTGCTGTTGGATCGACCGTAGGCGGAAAGGGAGCAAAGGGAGCCACCGTAGCTGCCCCTGCTTCCCTCGCAACGGTGCCGAGCAAGGGAGGAACGCAGGCGGCAACTAATTCGATGCCAGCATGGGCGAAGACGATGATGACCCAGTTCGGATGGGGATCAGCAACGGAACTGTCAGCTATGCAGAACCTTGAGATGTCTGAGGCAAGCTGGAACTCGAAGGTATTTAACTATGCTGGATCTGGTGCATTCGGAATTGCCCAGGCGCTCGGTCACGGCACTGACGCCACCAAGGGAAGCATGGCTAACCAGTACGGGGGATTCGGTCTTACCAATGCCCAGGCGCAGGCGGCTAACAGCGGAAATGCCCAGGCGCAGTTCTTGTGGATGATGAATTACGTAAAGGACTCTTACGGTGACCCGTCGAAGGCATGGCTATTCCACCAGAAGAACAACTGGTATGCTTCCGGCACTTCTTCAGCCCGTCCTGGTCTCGCCATGGTGGGTGAGCGTGGTCCGGAACTGATGATGATGGGCGGCGGTGAGAAGATCCTCAGCGCTCACCAGACAAGTCAGGCGGTGCAGGCACCATGGACGACATCATCCCATCTGATGAGCGCCTTGTCAGGCGGTGGAAGCGGAGCCGGTCAGATCCACGTTCACATTGAAAAGGGTGCTGTCCAGGTCGGGACAAACTACCAGGGCTACAACACGACAAGTGACACGATCGCCCAGGCAACACAGCTTACCCAGGCGATAGAATCGAGCATGATGAAGAGTCAGTTGTTGCAGCAGCTAGCTAACGGGGTGACGGGATGATAGTCAGCAACAGCCGGTACGCGAGTGACACTTTGGCAATCGTCAATTTGTTCAGCAAGGACAGGAAGACAATTATCCTGCCCGAGCCGTCCGCCAAGACATTCTCATTCACTACGTACAAGGTATCCGCCTCCGACAGGATTGACCTTATCGCTTTCGCATTCCTCGGTGACGCCACCCAGTGGTGGCGCATCGCCAATGCCAATCCAGAAGTCCTCTTCTGGGATAACCTGCCCATCGGTACACTACTACGCATTCCGGTGACCTGATGGCTCTCCCCGTAGGTGCCGTATCCACGAATGTCCAGGTAAACGGGACAACTGTTACGGACATCATCCTCAACTGCTCTATCGACATGCAATGGGGAATGCATGACATAGCCCAGGTACGAATCGAATACAACAGCTTGTTCCCCATGTCGACCATTACCCCGTGGGCTGACAACGCTCCCGTGAAGATATCATGGGGAAGGTCACCAAATCCCCTTAATACATGGTACGGATACGTAGCGCACAATGAACTAGCCGGTAACGCCGATAGTGGCGACCACAACCTCCAGTATGACTACGTGATACTCGGCACTTCAAAGCCGATGAACGCGATGTCGAACAAGAACTGGGGATTGACGACACCGACCGACGTAGCTAAGCAGATGGCTTTGAAGTACAAGTTCCGTTGCGTCGTGACAACCCCGGCAACAACCCAGGCATTGACGAATATCACCCAGGCGAGCATGACTGACTTCCAGTTCATGAATTACCTCGCCCAGAAGAACGGGTACCGATTCTATGTGTCGGGCGGGACGATGTACTTCGTTGACCCAGCGGTGTACTTCACCGGGTCGCAGTCACAAGGAGTGTCAGTCTTCGTGCAGGACAAGTCGCTGATCAAGCAGGACACGATGAGAGACTTCAGGGTCGTCCGGGGTGACTCCCTGCCAGGGTCAAGTATAAGCAACCGTACCGTGTACGGCATCGACACGTCAAGTGGTTCCGGTCAGATTGTCAGTGCCAGCACGGGCGGCTCCGCTCCGACGATGTACAACACAACGCGTGTCGCCACCAGCCTTGCCGAGGTCCAGCAGATCCAGACGGCTTGGGACGGGCTGAGTCAGTTCTGGATCGGGGGCACGGCTGAACTTTTCGGTGACCAGTCGTTGTATCCGGGCAAGTTGATATACGCACAGGGAAACGCTTTGCCGCAGAATAACCAGGGATACTGGTGCCTCGCGAGGACAAGGCACCAGCTTGTATCGAGCGGCTCCGTCGCTACGACAAACGACAAGTTCGTCACGCAGGTCGAGATGATAAGGAACACGCAAGGTCCGAAGCCTACAATTAAGGGTGTTGTAACGATCAGTCCCGAGCAGGTAGGCATGACCCTATCGGGCAGCACGTGGACATCGGCAAGCCAGGCGGTCATAAGTGACGGCATTAGTAATGGAGCCTAAATGACGCTTAACAACGGGTCGCGTTACCTCGGCAGTGCCGGTGAAGGTCAGGTGCCCCAGTGGAACGGGGTTTACCCGGCTATTGTCGTCAGCAATGCCGACCCGAATGGTCAGGGCGCTCTCCAGTTGAACGTTCCGATGGTATCCGGAACGACCGTTACCGACTGGGCACCGCCGCTTGGTCCTTATACGACATTGCCAACGCTTAACCAGCCCGTTCAGGTCATGTTTCTTGGTGGTGACGTTCAGCATCCCGTATGGGTGTGGAACGAGAAGATCACGGGATCTTCAGTCGGCGTTGCCAAGACTACTTACAGTCCTGTACCCCCGGAGAGCCCCAACGTAGGCGATATATGGTTCCCCACCGTGACAACGGGCGGCACTACGGCATTCGGCAATCCTCAGCAGTGGACGTTTGACCCTAATACGAGCACGTTCTCATGGGTTACGCAGGGCAGCCTCAACGGAGGGACGATCACTCCGGGCACGGTCAACACCCCTCAGATATCGAACAACGCCATTAATACGGAGCAGCTCGCCAATGGAGCTGTCACGACAGGACAGATAGCAACCGCAGCCGTTACAACATATGCTGTTCAGGATGCGGCTATCACGGGAACTAACATCGCCAATTCCGCTATTGACACGCCGCACCTAGCAGCGGGCGCTGTCACTGCTGCTAACATTGAAGCTGGAACCGTTGTCGCGGGTATCATTAACGGTACAGAGATCGACTCGGCGGTCTTCAAGGGCATTAACTTCATCATTAACAGTAACGGTGCCTTCTGGTACGCGAACCCGGTGTAGGAGCATAAATGGTAGCGGCAGCTTATTTCCAGCCGAAGTTCGAGCAGAATCACCTCGGGCGTAAGCTGATTAACCTCGCGACAGACACGCTAGTCGTTGGCCTTATCGCCTCCGGAACACTCGCGACGAGAACCACGTCAGAAGGTTATGAGTACGTATCCGACTTGCTCGCCAACGGAGGATCTGCCCTTACTGAAGTGTCAACGTCGTCAACAGGCTATGCCCGCCAGAACTTGTCAGCCGTTACCCTCAACGTGTCCGGTTTGACTACGACACTCAACTCAAGCAATCCCAATTGGCCATCGGCTACCTTCAGTGCCAGCTACGCGTGGATTCATGACGAAACCGCGTCGTCATCTACAGACGCGACCCGACCATTGCTAGCCATCTTTGACTTCGGTGGTCCTCAAACGGTCGCGGGCACGCAGTTCACGCTTACAGTCAACGCATCCGGGCTGATATCTTGGGTTGCTGCGGCTTAGCCCTATAATGAACAAGAAGCTTCCTACCAACAGGAGAAACGTAATATGATGTACCGTCCGTATGTTGCTGACTCAGGTCTGA